GATTTGGACAGTCCGCTGTCAATCGCATCACTTCTGGCGTTAAGGTTTCCAAGTCCTCGAAGATTGGCGAGTTCTCTTATGGATTCGCGAGTCAGCGTTTCTCTGGTGGAGCATCGACTAAAGACCTCTGGGCAGGTTACGAATTTGGATCTAATCGTTATCGTCAGTTCCCAAGACGAACTTCTCGCCAGGCAAGAGGAAATTCTGGCTATTTCATCTACCCAGCACTTCGCAAGATTCAGCCTGAACTAGTCAAAAAATGGGAAGAAGCATTTTCAAGAATTTTAAAGGAGTGGGATAAGTAATGGCCGGAAGTAGAACGCTAAAACTATCCATCCTTGCCGATGTCGATAATCTAAAAAAAGAACTTGGTAAAGGCTCTCAAGAAGTTGAGGGTTTCAGTGGTAAGTTAGAGAAGTTCAGCGCAGCTGCTAAAGCGGCTTTTGTTGCTGCTGCCGCTGCTGCGGCTGCCTATGCAGTCAAATTAGCCGTTGATGGCGTTAAAGCGGCAATTGAAGATGAAGCTGCTCAACAGCGTTTAGCCAATGCGCTCAAAAATGTAACTGGCGCAACCAATGAGCAAATCGCTTCAATAGAGAAACAGATTCTCAAAACCTCACTAGCTACCGGTGTAGCTGACGATCAACTCCGTCCAGCTTTGCAGCGTCTAGCGGTAGCAACGGGAGACGTTACTAAAGCCAATGACTTACTGACTCTGGCCCTTGATATTTCAGCGGCTACTGGTAAATCAGTCGAGTCAGTGTCAAATGCTTTAGGTAAAGCGTACGAAGGCAACACTGGCGCACTTACTCGTCTAGGTGTTGGTTTATCCGCTGCCGAGATACAGACTCTAGGACTAGAAGGCGCAGTAGCAACCCTAAGCGAGACTTTTGGCGGTGCAGCTGCTACTCAAGCTAATACTTATGAAGGACGCATTCAAAGACTTCAGGTAGCTTTTGATGAAGCTAAGGAAACTGTGGGAGCGGCTTTATTGCCTATCCTTGAAAAGCTTCTCGTATTTATTACTGACAAGGCGATTCCAGCTTTTGAGCGATTCAAAGCCAATGCTATTGATCCAGTTATAAAAGCTGTTAAGGATAACGAAGACACCTTACGCGGCCTATTTAATTTTGCTAAAAATACCCTTGTGCCGTTCTTTTTAGGCAACTTGGTCGATGCTATCAAGGTAATCGGTACAGTAGCTTCGGGAATTGTTAGCGCAGTATCTTTTGCTTTGCGAGCTTTAGAGCCAATCATCAACGCTGCCATTACTGGCATAAACGCGGTTATTCGAGGAATCAATCTAATTAAGCCCGGCCCTAATATTGCAACAATCGGAAAAATCAATATTGGTGGCTCTGGCTCAACTGGGTCAAATGCTGTTTCTAGCTCATCCTTACCTTTTGGCATAACGGCAGCCCCTAGAATTACGCCATTGGCTATCACAACTCCGACAGTTACAACCACCAACACCGGCACAACTACCCCAACTGTCCCGGCGGTAGTTTCTAGTGGCATCGGTGCTAATTTTGATGTGGCGGGAGTTCGCCGCGCTGATGAAGTGGGCAATGTGATTATTAACGTCAATGCTCCAAGCGTTATCGACGAACAAGGCTTTAGTCGCGCTGTTATAGATGCCCTAAACAATTCCGAACGCCGCTCCGGTGGTGGAAGTAGCCAGTTTATTCAATGACCCTCTGGAATCCAGTCTATCGAGTCAGAATTAATGGCTATACAGTCACAGGTGCGACTCTTAGCGGCTTGACCATTACCTCCGGTCGCACCGATATTTACTCCCAGCCGGTGGCAAGCTATTGCAATTTTACGCTTATTGAAACAGCCGAAAGCTCGATTCCTTATCAAATCAACGATCCATTAACTATCGAAGTGCAAGACTCGTCGAGTAACTGGGTCAGCCTATTTGGTGGGTTTATCACCGATGTAGGCATAACTGTTCAAACTTCTGGCTCGACTGCTACCTCACAAAGAATTGAAATAATTGGGGTAGGAGCTTTAGCTCGTCTAGCCCGGGCAGTTTATGTCGGAAACTTTAATCATCAATTAGACGGCGATAGAATTTTCGAATTGCTAAGTGGCGTTCTATTCGACAGCTGGGATGAAGTGCCAGCGGGTGTTACTTGGAACGATTACGACCCGGCAACGACTTGGGCTAATGCCGAAAATTCAGGGCTTGGCGATATTGACCAGCCGGGCGATTATGAACTTCACAGTCAAAGCAGCTTGAACGATACGGTTTACAATTTAGCCAGCTCCTATGCCACCTCTGCTCTTGGATACCTTTACGAGGATGCTCAAGGGCGTATCGGCTACGCTGACAGCACTAGACGTGGCCAGTACCTAGCGACCAACGGCTATATTGATTTAGACGGCAACCACGCAATCGGCCCGCAATTAAGTATCGTTAAACGAGCGGGAGACGTTAGAAACGCCATTACCCTGACTTATGGCGCTAATGGCAATTCCTCAGTCACCGACTCAGATCCTGCATCTATTAGTTTATTTGGCCAACTAGCCTCAACAGTGCCTACCACCTTACGCAACGTTGGAGACGCCCAAGACCAAGCGGAGTTCTACTTATCCATCCGCGCCTATCCTCAATTTAACCTAAAACAAATTAGCTTTCCTATTGCCAGCGGCGAGATAGACAATACCGACCGAAACTCGTTGCTAAATGTGTTTATGGGTATGCCGGTCAATATCGTCAATCTTCCCGGCAATATGACCGATGGGGAGTTTCAGGGATTTGTAGAGGGATGGACTTGGACAGCCTCCCTCAACCAACTTAACCTTACTTTAAACGTCTCGCCTATCGCCTTCTCGCTCCAAGCCTTTAGGTGGAACAGCGTCCCGGCGGTTGAGACTTGGAATACACTTTCACCCACTTTGACCTGGCTAGACGCTACAATCGTCGCTTAAAGGAGAATCAATGGCAAATACAACTAACTTCGGCTGGGAGACCCCGGACGATACAGATTTAGTCAAAGACGGCGCAGCCGCGATGCGCACTTTGGGTAGTGCAATTGACACAACCACGAAAGCACTCAATCCAGAAACAACTTTGGGTGACATTTCCTATCGTTCTTCGACGGCCAACACAAATACTAGACTTGGTATTGGCACAACCGGACAAGTTTTAACTGTCAGCGGTGGAGTGCCTGCTTGGGAAACACCAGCAGCATCCGGAATGAAGTCTATGACTTTATTGAACGCTGGCGGTACAGCTTTGACAGGAGCTGCAACAATTACAGTAAGCGGAATAAGTAATCAACAAGCATTATGGATTATGGTTTTGGATGGTTCATCGGTTAACGCATCTTCAACAATTTCTTTGAGAATCAATGCTGATACCGGTTCAAATTATTATTTACTTGGAAATGAATTTGGAGCTTCTAGTAATAATAGCTATGATTCGACATCGGCAACATCTATCAGGTTGGGAACAATGGCCAATGTTGCGGGATCAGTTTTAAGAGCTGGGGTCACTTTACTTGGAACAAATTCAACATCGGGTCAAATTGTTGCTAATGTTTCGTCAATGTGTAACGGCGGGGGCGGAACTGGACAAACTGGCTATGCAGCTCAAGGATATTACACTTGCGCAGCCGCAGTAAGTTCAATAAGTCTTATTTCTTCATCTGGTAATTTTGATAACGGAACGCTTTACGTTTATGGAATGGCGGCTTAATAATGGCATTATATAAAGAAAAAGTTGTTGATATTGCATCTGGCGAAGAATCTTGGAGAGATTATTCAAAAGAAGAAATTGCCGAAGTAGAAGATGCAATTGCTGAGATTGATGCCAATGCTGAAGCTTTAAAGGCTAAAGAGTTGGCTAAAACAGAATTGCTGCAAAAACTTGGCATTACTGACGATGAAGCGAGATTGTTGTTTAGCTAATGAGCTGGAAACTATCGAAAGCAGCTGCCCAGATAAGAGAGCAGCTAGACGACAATTACCCGGAGCGCAGTCGCAAAAGCGATGGCACTTTGGGGGATGCCCGTCATTCGGCTAGGAAATCGGATCACAACCCGGACAAAAACGGTTGGGTCAGAGCAATTGATTTTACAGCCGACCTAGGGGTGTCAATCGATGAGACGGCAGACCTTGTAGAGCAGATTCGCAAGTACGCTAAACGCGCTAAGAAAAAGCGGATTAGTTACATAATCTATAACAATAGAATTGCTTCGCCTATCCTTAACTGGAAGTGGCGGAAGTATCGGGGCAGTAATCCGCACAAGTCGCACTGGCATCTGAGCTTCACAACCTTAGGTGATGAGGACGGCTCGTTTTTCAATATACCGATGCTTGGAGGCGAAATTGAACGACCTAAAAAGAATGGCAGGAAGCTGGGCAAAAACCTTCCTAGCGACAGCACTAGCGACTTATCTAGCAGTCGGCTTGGATGCAGAGACAATAATCAATGCTGCTATTGCTGCTGTATTGCCGAGCATAATTAACTGGCTCAACCCTAACTACGAGCGTTACGGGAAAGTCCGGTAATGGACGCTAATACCATCGCTGGCTTTGTAGCTTCGGTATTAGGCTCAATAGCTCTTTTAATCGCTGGCTTGAGATACATAATCAAACTCGAAAACATTCCACTGATTTCGCGACTCGATAAGTTAGAATCTACCTTAGAAGTCGCTCTCCGGGAGAAAGTGGTCAAAGGTGGCACAAAAGCGCGGCGTTAAGAAACCAGCCAAAAAGGTGGCTAAAAAGCGCAGAACAGTTAAAGAGCTGCCTACCAAGCTAGATTTTTGGGCTATCGCTTGCAAAGAGATTTATGAAACTTGCCGCCGGAATGGAATGGACGAAGGAACGGCTCTGGCCTTTGCTATGGATCGCTCTAGCTGGCCGGACTGGGTTATTGACCCTTCTGATCCGATTAAGAAAATCGGGTGGGAAGATGGCGAGGAGGACGTCTAATTTACCTCCGCGAGGTTGAGCTATTTGAGGCGCTAAAGTCAGTATTCCCGGACTTAACGCCACTATCAGCGACCGACCGAGCAGATGGCGTTACTGGCGATGCTTATATTGAGATGAAATGCCGCCGCACCCACTACCCAACCCTTTTGATTGAAAAAAAGAAATGGGACTATCTGGCCGATATAAGGGCTAGAACGGGCGCTAGGACGCTTTATATTAACTCCACCCCACAAGGGGTCTATTGCTTCGATTTAGGGGCTATAAACGAGCCTGAGTGGGCTCTAAAGGCCTTGCCAGACAAGACCGACTTCGCCAATAAAGGGACAGTCCAAAAGCTAGCCGGCTACCTAGATGTCCGACTCGCCGAGCTGCTACTTGTATAAATCCATTTAGTTAAATACATTTATCCCACTAAATCCATTTATCGGGTTTAGAAGGGAGAAGAAATGATAAATACGCCGAATTTAATTCGGTTTGATACCACCTCCGGCGCTTGGTCGGATGGTAAAAACTACGTTAAAGGTCAGCTCATTCGCCGTTATGCGGTTGAGTCATTAGGCCGCAAATCAGTTAGAGGGCGATTAAGTAGGCAAGAAATTAGCGCCTATTGGCTCGACAGATTCGGAGTAAATGCCGATGTTGAGTGATTACCAAGACGCCATCATATTTAGCGCAACAATTCTTGGCTGGTGGTTATTACACCGAGCCATTCTAGGCATCAAAGCCAAAGCTTTTAACGATGGATACAAGAGAGGAAGAGCGAGCTTAAATGTCAGAGAGATCGTTAAGTGACTGGCTCGCGGACGCTGGTAACACCCTCGAGGACCGGGGGATGGAATATGGTGACCCGAGACACAATCTATTACGCATTTACAAAATCGCGAGAATACTCGGTATTCAGCTCCGAGACCCAGCTGACGTTGCA